GGCAAGAATGCAAAGATAACAGAAAAGCTCCGCAAAACAGGAGACGGAATGGCAGCTATGGGAGGACAAAACGGAATACCAGAAAAACCAAAACGCAGATCGACTATTTTTAGCGATGCGGAAATGGCAAAATAAAATTTTTACTAATAATATTTGTATAAAAGTATGGCAGAAGTTATTCAAACAGTAGACAAAACACCTGTAGCAGCACCAGGCTCTACAGGATTAGGAACCCAATTACCAGGTCAAGCCACAACCGTAGATGGTATGGCAGCCGCAACAGGTGGCGTTGGACCTGGCGAACTTATGGAGGTAGACATCGATGCCGAACTTGCCAAGTTCGAAAGCGATGATACCCCACTTTGTTCACTTATGCTCGCTGCAAAGAAAGTACCTGTAGGTTCACCTATAGTGCAGCACTATCAAATGGACGAGGAGGTTTCAACTGTTACTACCACTGCAGCAGTAGCAAAAGGAACAGCAGCTTCTTTCGCTCTTACTCTTTCAGAAGAGGATAAGAGTTATGTTCAAACCTACTCAACATTGAGAGTAAGGGGCGTAAATGGATACACAGAAGATGGCTCAAAGGAAGACGCAGGTTCTGACTTGCAACTTTACGTAACAGGTAGAGATACCAGCGATAATCCTATCGTTCGTTGTGTAAACGGTCCACGCCAAAGTCCTACCAATGAGTATTGTCAAACACCAGCAATACCAAAGGGCACAAAGATTGATATCCTTGCAACAGCACTACACGAAACGCAAAAGGTAGTGCCTCCCGACACATTCGTTCCTGTGCCAACACTTGTTACTCTACAGAAGCGAGGAATGACACGTATAGTTTCTGACTACCTTGATAGTCAAAAGAAACGCATTCCATTTACAAATGCGTTGCTTGCCGAATACTCTATTCGTAAGTTTAAGCACGCAACCAACCGTTCTTTGTGGATTGGTCGTGGTGGCAAAATGTCAGTTAAGGACGATAAGACAGGTACACAGATGGTGTATTTTATGACTGGTATTCGTTGGAGCTTTAAACGTGAAATGGAGCACATTGGAAAGTGGGAGTACGAAGACTTTGTTGGTCTTGGTAAGCTCTTCTATACAGGAGCAGATGTACCAAAGGGCGCAATCTGTTTGTGCGGTAAGAACTTCTTAGAGAATATCCAATGTATAGACTTCTCAAAGCACCCCGAAGTGCAAATTAAAGTCGAAACCAGTAGCTTAGGTTGGAGCATTACACGTTTCCACACTGTATTTGGCGACTTTGATTTTAAACACGAACCAACACTCGACCGTATTGGCTACAGCAACAGTGCCGCAATCTTAGGAATTGACCGTCTTGTACACTATGTTCGCAGCGCAGAACACACCGATACAGAGAATGTAGAAGAGCACGAAGCAAAGCGTGAGACGCTCATCGTATGGGACGCACTCGCTCTCAAAGGTGCTTGCCACATCTTCATCAACGGTGAGGGTACACCAAAAGCACCTGGCGCAACAAGCTATACAGTTTGGAAAACCAATCAAGCACCAACAGGCGCAGACTTGGTAGACGGCAAAGTTTACTATCTACTTGTAGACTGTCCAGGCATCAACGCTAAAGCGCATAAGGGTGAAACTTGGATTTACAAATCTGCAGGCGGTACTGGCTCTTGGGAGAAGTACGAGGGTGAATTAGACTTGTAAATTAGTGTATTTCATATGTGATAATTTTTAAATGTTAGTAACCAAAGGGGAGGTTGAGATAAGCTCGCCTCCCCTTAAACTTTTTAGCGATGACACAAAAAACGTATGGCGTATATGGAATGATAGAATGGAGTATTCTATTAAACGTTGCAGGTCGAATTATGAATATTGATTTTGAGGGCGGACTTGCATCAGGCACAGGCATTCGTCCTGCCACTTTCACCACTCGCAACGAAATAGTACAGTTCGCAATAGAGAATAGCGGACACTTTAAACACGGACGAATAATCCTTGTTAGCGAAATGGATATCGAAGAGCCAAAGGAAGCAATAGCAGAGGCTACAGAGATAATCCCTACTGACACAGAAGAAGTAGTAGAAGACAATTTAACAGAGGTCGAAGTGAGTAGCTTAGAAGAAGCAGTAGACTATTTAGTATCGAACTTTGACGATGCAAAGAAACAGCAGCTTCGTAGCAAGGTAACAGCAAAAGCCTTTGCAGAAACAAAGGGTATTCGTTTTGTAGGACTTTAATTACTTGTATTGCAATGATATACAAAGTTGCAGATTTAGTAAACGAGGTGCGCACTGTTATTGACAGGAACAATAGCAGCGCACCTCTTGCTGGTTTAACAGACGTAGACACGTTGAGCATAGACACGCTTATAGAGAGCAAGTTAGAAGATGCGGCACGTGCAGTAACTGTAAATGCCCCACGCCACTTGCTCGATAGCGGTAAGAGCATAGGTACAGCCGTAGCGTGGAGTTCGTCAAAGACAAAACACTGGGGCTTTACACAACTCCCCGAAGACTTTTTGCGATTACTAACATTCCAAATGGCTGATTGGAGCTATCCAGTAACAGAAGCTATCACAGATGCAGCCCCCGAATACAAACAGCAGAACAGCCGTTTTGCAGGAATAGGAGGCAATCCGCAACGCCCTGTTGTAGCTATTGTGCAGCACCCTATTGGTTTGATATTGGAATTTTATTCGTGTACATCTAACGATGTAGCCGTAAAGGTGGCACGCTACATTCCTATACCACGTATAGAAGACGAACATATCGGTATATCCGAAAAACTCGAAAAAGCCGTGATATATTACTGTGCATATCTTGTCCTTTCCTCTTTATCCGAAGTAGAACAAGCAAAACTAATGTATTCTATTTATATGGACTTGTCCGAACTGAAACATTAATATAATATTATGACTGACAACCTTTTAGGAACATACCAAAGTTTAGAAGCCGTACACGTAGCGCACCCATTAGGTGGCATACAAGGCGACTATGTAATTGTGGGCGATAGCAATTACTATTGGAATCCGTTATCATTAGAATGGACGAAAGAAAAGCCTACTGTTACTGTACCAGCCAACAAAATTAAAGAGAAAAACAATCTTGGCAATTTCGCAAACATCTTAGAGGTATATAGTAGATACCCCGATGGTGGTAAGGAGGGCGACTATCTATTCATAGACGGCATAGAGTACGTTTGGAACAGATGGGAGCGTATATGGCAAAGCAAGGGCGACACTACACCAACAGGCGGACGAACTACAAACACCTTTGATGGAGACCTTGCCGTTGAGAACGATTTAATTGTAGGTGGCATATTACGTGTAAAGGGATTCAGTTTCGATAATCCCGATACACCAGGTGGCAGCAGTGGACAAGGCACACCAGCCACTATGTCGCTGAAAACGCTAAACGAATTTCCAACGACACCCGAACAAGCTATTGCTTTTGTTAAAGAGAAAAACCAACACACAGTTCTCTCTATAGTTGAGAATGGTATAAATGTAGGTGTACTTCACATCTATGCAGACCAATTCCGACAAGTCCTCACAGAGGTAATAGAGACACGCCTTTTGGTAAATGGCACAAAGGTCGGTGGCGGACACGTATATTCAGAACCTATACGCTATTGGCGCAACTATGGTTTACGGCAAGACTATAGCGGTATAAAGAAGTATCAATGGACGCTATGGCGGCAATGTAAAGACGATACACTTGTGCGTCTTAACGAACGTCTTGATATGATGTTTGAAATATACAACGCATCGCCAAATGGTCAATTATACACATTACGTGAAGTCGTAAGCACTGTTACAGATGATAACAGAGTTGAGTTCAAACGCTGTATGATGATTAGCTTCTTAAGTGCAGAAACAAAAAAGCGTGTATACTATGTATGCACAACCACCGACAGGTCAAAGAATGAAAACGATTGGAAACAACTAACAACAGAAGACAATTTAGAACAGACAAAACAACACGTTAGCGCATTACCTTTCGATGGATATGTAGATGATGTGCAAGCCGTTTCACTATCAGCAGCCGATGACACAGAAGACAGCAACACGCCTAACGGCTTAAATCTCACTCCCGAAAACAAAAAAGGCGTTATGTGGGACAGAGTTAAGAACGTGTTTGTATACCAAAAAGGAGACACCTATTACACTAACTGGAAAGGTGCTGACGATTATGGAGAACTTGCGCACGATGGACGTAAGCCAGCTGTGGGCATACTATTCTATCATCGCATTTATGGAAATGCGTGTACGTGGAATGGTTCTAAAATGCTACCTATTATAGGAGGTAGCAAAACAGAGATTATAGAAGATGCAACACGCATCACAGAGGAAGAGATAAACAATATAGTAAACGAATAAAACAAATACTATGGCAGAAAGACATTTCTTAGATATCGCAGGATTAAAGCACTTCGCACGCAAGATAAAAGAAAACCTTGCGCAGACGCAACGAGTTGTAACAAACAAAAACTTCTTAGCAGAGCTTGACAGCAACGAACTTGCGATACTTGACAATTCACAATTTACCTACCCTGCAGGACAGGCGTGGTGGATAAACGTTAAGCAGAAGCTTATCTCTGACAACAGTCGAAAGGCATTTGAATTTATAGTTATAACAGGAGCGAATACAGCTAATATTAATTTTAGCTGGTATTTAGACGTAAAGAGAGATGCGACACCATTACAACCAAATTCAGCCTATCTGTTTCGCCTGTATGGCTATGGAACACAATATCAGAATGGTCAGTTGTATGGCAAAACACTTTATGTAGTAAAGGAGAAAATTGGATAAATCATAATCAATAAAACAGTTTAGTTATATGGCAGAGAAAAAATTTTTAGATTTAGAAGGTCTCAAACATTACAACAGCAAAATTAAAGCAGGTTCTGTTCGAGTGGGACACGCAGAAGTAGCCGAACGAGTGGCAGCATCAGGCATTCAGTGGGGAACAACACAAATTCCACTCGCCAACATTCCACGTGCAGCAATGGAACGTTGTATGGTTGTAGCAAACGACACAGCACGTTTCGCACTTACAACAGACCAAGTACAGAATGGCGACACCGTGAAAGTTACATTAAACGGTAAGATGTATTTTGTAAAGGACGATACCAAACTCAACTCCGAAGCTGGTTACGAACCTTATGTTGCAGGTGCAGCATCTACAGCCGAAGTTGCCGAAAGTGTCGATTGGGAGAAAGTGAAGAACAAGCCAAACAAGTTCGCACCCGAAAATCACGGCACAAATGTAGTAACAGCACTCACTGGCTATATCCCATCGCTTGATACAGATAACGTATTTAACGAGCTTAACGAAAGCGACGCTCTTAATGCAGCCTTAAACAAGCTGTATAAGAACGACTACAGAATGCTTCCAACTCTTGACATTGAGAATTTAGACTATTCACCAGGCACAGGCTTAGATGCCGTTAAGAGGCTCGCAGGTATGCAAGCTGTTATTCGCTATACGCTTACCTATACAAACGGAGACAACAAGACGTATGCGGTTGGAACATTAGAGGAGTTTACAGACAACGCTACACTTGCTATTACGCAGATAGCTGAAACACGATGCGTATTAGACGGCACTAAAAGTTTTCGCTTTAAAGAGGCACAAGGCGCACAACGCTATATTCGCCACTATATATTAAAAGATGGTAACCCATTAGGCGCAAAGAATACGTGGACAGCGTGGAAGCCATATTGTGGAGAGGAAACACAAAAGCTCATTGATGCAGCAAAGCAGGAGGGTACAGATGCTAAAACTCTTGCAAACAGTGTAAAGAATGAAGTAAACAGCTTTACACGCATCACTGAAAGCGAGATAGATGCTGTTATTTAATATACTACCAAACAAGAAAGGAGGAATTATGAATTATTTAGAGCAATTCAAATATGTTATCTGTTCTATCATCAGTGGTATGCTAAGTCTATTCTTTCCTATTAGGGACTTTATGTACGCTATGTTGATAGTATTCACACTGAATTATATATTTGGTGTGGTTGCAGGTCTTAAGCATGGCGAAAGATGGGATTTGAAGAAATCAATGGTATTCTTTTACCATTGTGCTGTCTTTTTTGTAATGACAGCATCTATATTTCTTACAGGCTATTTCTTGCATGCTGGCGCAGAAACATTGGGTGTTGTAAAGGCATTGTGCGGTGTGGCGATTTGGTTCTACGCTACAAATATAGTAAGGAATTGGCGTATAATGCTCATTGAGAATACTACGATGTGGAAGGTGGCAGGATTTGTCTACTACGTATTAACCTTAAAGGTAGTAGATAAAATACCTTTCCTGAACGAGTATTTAAAGAGTACCAACAGCAAGGCAGATAGCGATAAAGCAGATATTTTATAGTTTCATAATAAAAAAAAGAAGAAAATGAAAACATTTAGCAAGAGTAATTTATTATTAAGCCTCATAGGACTACTTATATCGTTCTTCATAACGATAGGTTCTTCAAAAGCATACGCACCAGCGGTAAATGTATGCGTCTATTCGCTTATAGTAGTAAGCGTGGTCAGCTTTATGGTAGAAGCGTTTCGTCTACTCGTAAAGGAATGCGCACGTTGGCAGTGGACACGCATCGTGTCGTGGCTAACAGGCGGTATTGTAGGCACTATATTAGGACTTTTACTTTCATAATTTTATTTTGTATATTTATTTATTGTTTTATTTCAGGCTGCTGTTGGTTCGAGAGGAATAGGCACAGCCATTTTAACACACAAACACAATGGAAATATTATTAGGACAGGGCGGAGAACACCAAGACGGAGTTGTTCGCATCAATTACAAAAGCGACTTTCCTCTCGAAGTGAAAGTAGTTAGAAATGGCGTAGTAGAGAACTTTCCTGATGCCGATTTTACATTGACGGCAAAGACAGAGGGAGGCTTCACCGTCTACAAAGCAGAGCGCAAAGCAGGCGTGTATAGCCATTGCAAGCGAGATGGAGAACGGCTGATAATGTTCTTCGACAATCACGGACTTGCCAAAGGTAGGCTTATAGTGTCAGCCGTTATTAATCACCCCGATGCCGACTACACCGAAGACGGTATACGTCAAGAGAACCTAACCACCACAACCAACATAGAACTTGTGGAGGATAATGGCGATGCACTGCAATTGCAAATGCCCGAGCCTCGTGTGGTGGAGAAAGTGGTAGAAAAGATTGTGGAGAAAGAAACTGACCACTACACCGACCTACAGAAGAAAGCAGCAGCGTGGGTGGCAGGGTTAGACACAAGCAATGACCCAGTATATCTTTTAGTTTTAAATTACTTTTTAAAGAATGTAACTGAAATAGATGGTTTGACAAGAGCCTTTAATTCCTATTTTTTTAACTAAATAAACGAAACAGATCCTGACTTTAACGAGAAGATTCAAATAGCTATACTTAAGGCGAGATTCGCTAGCAACGTTGGAGATGTAGATATATCAGGTCTCTTTTCCTTTATTGATGCCCCTAATTATGATTTGAGCATAGATATTAACAGTGAATTAATTATTATGTCAAGTCTTTTTAGTAGTTCGACATTTAAGACTATCACAATAAATCATAGTGCAGGAAAACAACTCCCATTAGGGCAGTCAAATATTGATTCTATAAATGTAATTGATGCTATTGCAGGCGAACAAATGTTTGACACTACTAAAGCAGAAAAGGTTACTATCCGAATAAGTACATATTCAAACGGACACGGTATAGACGGTGGTTGGTATATGCTTGCAGGAATTGGTGATAGTATGGTTGATACATTTGATGTGGGATATACAGACCCAATAAGTAATGGAACTGGCAGAACAAATATTGATTTTGTAGCTGAAAAGATACTACCAGATGTATCGCAAGACGAGCATAAGCCAAAGCTAATATTTAGGAATGTAGTTGGCACAGTAAACGAAGAGTTAAAGCAGAAGATACTTGCCAAAGGCTATCCATCAGTAGAGTTCTACGAGGGAGAGAATAAGGTGTTGTAATGTAAATGGGGTATTCGTAATTGAATACCCCATTTTAAAATATATACAATCAAAACGGACTTTGCGAACGTCGCACACGTCCACTCCGCCTGTTTATAGTAGCCGTAATCTTGTCTGTTATATCTTCCAACCTTTGCGCCCACAGTACTTTATTTTCAGGCATTGTAATGCCTACCCAATCACTTAGCACGCTACAAATCAAATATTCGTGTATAAGATGAACCAAATATTCTAAAGACGTGCGAGAGAACGTTGTAGGCACTTTCATATCTATAATGTAGTTCTTAGGGTCTGCAAATGCATCGTCCAAATGCTCACCACCTACAATATCTGTGTGTGTATAAGCATACAGCAGCTCTATGCACTCCTGATGAGCCAATCGCAGAACACGTAATACCCTATCCAAGTTTTCGTCCTGCACAATATCCTTAAGCTCTTGCTTTGCGTTTGTATTGTCCGAAGCAGATACTTCGCTTTGCACCCAGCTATTGTTACTAATGTCGTGCAACAGCTCATCACGCTTAAACAGCAGGCTTACTTGTAACTGTTCTCTGTCGCTTGCCAACTTTGTAAACTGACAATACCCACCATCACATTTTAATTCCATATATTAACCTCCTTTATATTAAAACCTTGTGCCACGTCTATGGCGAGTGCGTTTGCTCATAGCCTCGTAAATCTGTGGCAACAGACCCTCCGCCATCTTGTAATAGGCATTTGCTTCGTCCGCATTTGTCTTTAGATACCAATTACCAATAGCATAATTCACAATATAGTCGTGCAAACCAGCTGAAATGAAGTCTATAGAAGACACACTAAAGTTATATGGCATACTAAAAACAAATACATATCCTTTGTCTACAGAACGCTTAATATCGTTCTTAAGGACGTTGTTTATTTCCTCCACTTCCTCATAGTTATATATATACTTGCCTAAATGAGTGCGTAGCTTTGCAATAGCACTCTGTATGCTTCTATACAGTTCGTTCTCACATTCCTCCGAACTATCTGTGGTTGCATCGGCTGCTTCCTCATACTTGTCGCCACTCATAGCCGTACGATTCGCAAGATATGTCTTTGTGGCTATGTCATAGAACAGCTCGCCAATCTTTATTGTAATTTTAATTTCTGTCTTTGCCATATTCTTTGTTATTCAAAATTAGCTTTTGTAGGTGCAAACTTCATACACAGCTTGCGTCTTATGCCCTTTATAAAGTCATTGTAGTTTGCAAAGTAATATTCGCAACGTTCCTTGTCTGTCAATTCAAACCACTTACACAGAATGAAATTCACAAAACAACTAAACAAATCCTTTTGCAATACTGTCTTCCTTTGTGCTACATCGCTCAAAGGCTGTATTATAAATGTTACATCGTTACTTTTATCGTTTGACACAATATCCTTTATAAAGCGTTGCAACTCGCCAGCCACTTTTCCACAACAGTCCTCCCAATACCTATCCAATAGCTCATAATCGCTATCCGTAATAGCTATGCGAGTATAAGTATCCGCTTGTCCGTCCTGCTCTTTAAAACTCTTTGCGCCAACGTAGCCACTAATCCTCGCCACTTCGTTGTAAACGTCTTTCCTCTTTATATCTAATTCAATGTTTGTTATCATACCTGCAAACTTAATTATAATACCTTTTAATCATTAGTTATTCATTAACGCAACTGGTTGTTAAACCTACCACGCAACGATACACTTGCATTGCTCAAACTTTGCGATGTTGTAAGGCTGCCAAAGCCTACAATGCGAAAGTATTTGTAAGGCGACCCACTAAAGCCACGTAGATAGTGATTTTCAGAGGACCACACTATATTCCAGCTGTTAAGGTCTACAGAACCGTACAGCACCATTTTAACGCTACCATCGTTAAAGTGTCCACGCTGAATTACACTCTCAACAGTCTTTAATACGTCAGGCGCACCAAATTTTAGTGGGCGTGTAACAAATAGGAACTTTGCATCGTCCCTATTCTCATATTCTGAAAGGTCTATTAAGCTACCATCGCTACACATAGTCAATGCCTGTGGGTATGAATTGACACCGTGAGTAATAGTACTCGTCATCATACCCCACATCTTCGTGCGGAGCGAATATACATACGCATACGCCTTTGTAGGATTGTACAGAACAATACGTTGGTGTGCGTAATCAAACACCATTCCACTATCTTGTATATACTGTTTAAAAGGGATATAATCAAAGTGTTTATCTAACAGTCCTGCCAACTTTATAATTTCAGAACCGAAGCGCAAAGAACCCAAGTTAAACGCATCTTCACTTTCTAATACTTCTGTAATACAGGTACTTTGCGAACCTGACAGCATCATAACTCCTCGTGTCGTTGCAAACAGCACAGCACTATCTATTTGCGTTATGCTATCCTTATCCACGCACACGTCTCTTGTAATGGGCTGACGTGCCGAATAAGCACCATTAGACGCAACTTCCAAAGCCCACACACCATCAGATGTGAAAGCGTACAATGGAAATTGTCCGAACTGACCTTCTGAAAGAGCCTTTGCAGCAGTGGAGATGCCATATACTTCTCCAACACCGACTGTTGTAATACCTAAAATAGGGAATACAAAAGGGTTGTTCACCTTAGAAGTGTATATCTTGTTAGATATATTCACAGTTCTATTGGCACTTGTTGATACAATAGGGATATTAACACCGTTGAATACATCTGTGTCTAACTCTTTCATATCGCCCAGCCGTCTAAAATTACCAAACCAAAACGCACCATTAAGCCCTATATGACTTTCGAGTGGCAGTTCAAAGTAACGTTCTGCATTTGCGTCCCACGTTCCAAACTCCCATACGCCTTGTATACGAATGATTGCCTTATAGGCATTTGCATTTGGATAATAGAAGTAATAGATCGGCACATTACAGAATATATCCTTTGTATCGCTTTCAACCACTATGTTGCGACCACCTTGTTTAACGTATATATACGCACGCACCTTGCTCATCTTCTGTTCTACAGCTTCTATTCCGTCAGAGTTTACAGCCGTATTTACAGCCGATGGATTAAAGCCACTAAACAGCTTCTTTGAAAGTCCTGTGAGGTTTAAGCGTTGGTTGTATACAAACGAATACTTTGCAGTAAGTCTGTCGTGGCTGTCGTAATCGTCCGTCATCGTCTGTCTATTCACAAGAGCCTTAAGGAAGTACTCATCAATATCTATCTTCTTTCTAACTCCCGATGTTAGTTCTTCTATGTTAATGCTTTTGAGGAGATAGAAATCACGGCACGTCTTTACATTCTCTAATACTGTTTTGAATGGTACTTTTGGAATTTCGATGCTCGCCTTAAAACCAACGTCCGCATATTGCGCACCGTCAGGCACATTAAACTTCTTCTTATACGCTGTAATCCAGCTCCAGTCGCTATATTTGCCCTCCGCCTGCACTTCTTTTAAGTTGCAAACAGATTTTACAGTAGTCATATCAGATGACAGAACAGGCGTTATATTTAAATACTCTATGTCGCCACTTTGTTTGTATGTGTATATAGGAGCTGAAATGTATACATCAACCGACTTAACGATATCTTTCCAACTTTTAAGCTTCTCAATTACGCTTGCATCATCTGTTACGATGTAGTCTAAATCGCATACCATTCCAAACACACGGTAGTTTATTTGTGTTGTGGAAAAGAACACCTTATCCCCTGCCTTATAAAAGTTCATACCCTCTTCCATACATATAGGGCTACACTCTGTAGACGGTATCATTAATATAGGCGCAGAGTGTTTCGTTAAGCTGCCGTCATACAGCCGATAGGCATAGCGTACAAAGAATGGGTAGATAAATTTGCCGTTGCGTTCGTAATTCTCTGCTATAAACTTGTTCACATACCCCAACACGTAATCTGTTATCTCTTTCTTTTCACTATCCCTAATCTTTAGGCGAAGCGTGGATTTGCCATTTAGTCTATCATTTAAGAAGCCACCCCATTCAGCTTTACTTACTCCTTTGTCAAAATTCACAATTGAAACGTCCAGCTTGTCGCTCTGTTTCAACTCGCCTTGCAAGCCAAAGAGAAGAGATACATCAGGTATTTCACTACCTAATATTTTATAAGCGTTCCTTTCACTCTCCCATAAAAGATACTGCACGCCCGATGTTGTAAGTAGAATTAATGTGTTACCAACAGAAGATATGCGATACAAGCCATCATCTTTTAAATCGCAAAGTTCGTGAATGTCCGTTCCATTGACAGACCAATACAAATGTCCTCCTCTATATAAGTTAGACTTGCTCGCAACGATAGAACCATTAGACGTAGCATTATAGCCAACATCAACTATAATATAGTTTGTATACTTATCTCCACGATGCACATATAGCACCGTACTATCCTTACTACCCAATTTAAGCACCGTCTTAGCCTCCTGAATACCTGAAAGGCTAATATTACCACCTGCACTAACATTATCAGGCAGCAAACCCATTACGGCAGCCAATTCGCCATCGCCACAGTCATAATCAGAACCTGCAGCCGTAAAGCCCTTATATTTTACCTCGTCAATCATACTCTGTCTTAATTTCAATTACAGTTGCGAAGATAGCACTAAACACACCCATTAGAATATTAAGTATTAATCCACAGTGTATATGTATTCCATTATTCATTAAGCCTTAGAAAGGCAGCTGAATGGCTTACAAAACGGTAGATTGAAAAATAAACAAAGCCGAAAAACCTATCGAAGTGGCTTTGCGAAATGGCAAAAAGGGGAGCGAGAAATTAAGCTCCCCTTTTTCTATTAAAATCTATAGTAGAAAAACATATTCCCTATTTGTCGCACTTGCATACAATTAACTGTTATACAATGTATTACAAGACAATAAATTTATTTTTTTAAACAACTTCCCTATTTGTCGCACATCTTTGTATTCATCTGTTTATCAATACGTTATAACAATATTTATTAAATTATTAAAGATATTCCCTATTTGTCGCAGTTAGTCATATTTTATAGTAAAACACCCTATTTTTTAAAAGTCTAATTTAACATTTAGTTTTGGCGCATTTTAAAACATATTCCCTATTTGTCGCTATTATATATAACAAGTTGATTATTAGCATATTATAAGTATTTAATTTAAGAACACAAAATATACTCCCTATTTGTCGCAGTACCGTGTAACTTTATATATAACAGATGGTTATAAACGTACAAATATTTTAAGTTTTAAATGTTCCCTATTTGTCGTAATTTGCATTTTCAGTCTTTTTATTTTAACAATTAATCTTTAAAGTCTTTATTTTTGTTTAATTCTGTTCATTTTTCTTAACCCTCGCGCGCACGTGCGGTTAGGATGAAGCTATATATAATATATTATATAAAAAGAAAAGAAAAAGAAAAGAAAAAGAAAAGAAAAATATTATTATAATACGCACGAGAAAAAATTTTTTCGTTTTTTCTATTTTTACATTCTTTCACAATTAAAAGAAAGAAAAACAAAGAAAAGAAAGAAACATTTCTTATGGTTGTTGTTTTAATTTTTCTTGCATCATTTCAAAATCTTTTCTTATGTCTGTGGCGAGAACTTTTGCGTACGTGCTTTCGGTTATTTTGGTGGACGAGTGTCCGAGCATTTTTGAAATGTGTTCCATTCTTACGCCAAGCGAAAGGGTCATTACAGCGTACGTGTGTCGTGCCCAGTGAGAGGATATTGGCTTATCTATACCAGCGTACGATGCAACGACTTTCAAATACTGATTGTACTTTCCGTTGCTTATGATAGGTAGTTTGTAGTTGTATTTCTTTAAAACCTGCATTGCCTTGTCGAGTATCATCACGAAATAATCCTCGTTTGTCTTTTGCCTTGTATCTCTAATAACATAGCAGCTTCCCTGTTTCTCCGTTTTCGAGAAGTCGAATTTCGCTAAGTCCCCGTATGAAAGACCTGTGTAGCTTTGGAATATAAACAAATCTCTTACACGTTCTACAGGCTTGTCTTTTATCGTACAGCATTCTATCTGTTTTAGTTCGTCCATTGATAGATACTTTAAGCCTTTAGACTTTCCACGCTCAATTTTTAGTTTGCTGTATGGGTTGGTTGTAATGTAGTCAAACCTTATAGCCTCGTTAATGTATGCTTTGAGCCTCTTGTGATAGCCATAGATGGTTGTCTGCAGATAATTCTTACCGTGTAGCCAGTCATCAAACCTTGTGATATTGGCAGTTGTTATGTCGGAGAAGTGTTCTATGTATTTAAACTCTTCGAGTGCCGCCAATAGAGTTCTGTGTACCCTCTTTGTACTTTCCCTAATGTCGCCACGGTCAAGCAGTCGTTCTGCAATGAACTCTATAAACGTCAGGCTGCTATCATTGGAACTTGTGCGTTTCATAAAACTTGTAAGCTCATCGAACGAGAAAGGAACGTTGCGTTGTATTCCGTCCTTTATGAAGTCCTGTACCTGCTTCAGCTGTGCGTCTAAAGTGTCGTTGTATTCAAAAGTGTGTGGCGAATTGACAACCTTGTATCGTTCGTCCCATTGGTCAGCGTACACTTTTATTCCTGTCGAGAACCATTTGCGTTTCCTTTCGTGCATAACTTCCAGCTGTACCAATCCTTTTTTGTCTTTCGTTGCAACGTGTTTTCTATCAAACACAAGTCTAACCATAGCGTATTTCAT